TCTCACCTGTCCCACCTGTCTCACCCGTCTCACCAGTCCCACCCGTCTCACCTGTCTCACTCGTCCCATAATCGCCGGTGCGGCTCGCACTCTTACTTGCCCCAGCCTTCTCAGCCTTCACAGCCCTCCCATTCCTCCCAAGCCTCCCACAATTGCCTGTGCGGCTCGCACTCCCACTTTTTTAGCACGATTTTTGCATCACATTCTAAAACCTAACACCTAAAACCAAATGCCCCTACCTTATATATTAATACTGTTTCGCTTTTTATTAGCTCCCACTATATTGTGGATAGCCTACGCCACCCCCGAAAGCGTAGCCCGCCCCGCTATTGTCATCGCAATAGTAGTAGGACTCCTATCCGACATCTTCGATGGCATCATAGCTCGCCATAGGGGCATTAGCACCGTAAAGATGCGTCGCCTCGATAGCCAAACCGATTTAGTCTTCTGGCTTTCAGTGGGGGTAGCCTGCTATTGGCTTAACCCCGCCCTAATTACAGCCTACCGCTATCAGATTATAACCCTATTTGTTATGGAAGCTCTCTGCTATGGCTTGAGCTTTTTGCGTTTTGGCAAAGAGACCTGCACCCACGCCTTCCTTTCTAAAATATGGGGACTTACCCTTCTCGTAGCCTTTGTCTCCCTTATAGGCTTTGGGTATGGCGGCTTCCCATTGCAGTTAGCTATCTATTGGGGACTATTATCCCAAACCGATGTCATTCTTATTATATTATTGCTCCCCCGTTGGCAAAACGACATCCCCAGCGCCTACCACGCCTACCTTATCAGAAAAGGAAAAACCATCAAAAAAAATAAATGGCTGAATAGTTAGGATAGTTAGAAAAAAAGTACTATATTTGCCTGCTTAAATACAAACTTTAAAAACGTATGAAATTACCAATCATTTTGGGGCTTCTTACCGCCTCTATTACTGCCAGCTTTGCACAGCCTTTTCGCGACACTACTGTGCTACAATTAGCCGATACCAAAGTGCTAACAGCAGAAACTTCCCAAGCCCAACACTTAAACCTAAACCCTTTTTTAGTAAAGGACAAAGAATTTGATTTTGGAGCGCTACTCAACGAAATCAATTTTGTACCTTTAGAGACCACTGCACAAAGCCGCTTAGGGCAGATTCGCAAAGTCGTTACCACTGCCGAACACATCTATATTATGGACGACCTTGATGAGTGGGGTATAGCCATTTTCACTCGGCAGGGGCAATTCGTAAAGCGTATTCCTAACGGCAAGAAGCCAGAACAACTCTATCGCCTTTATGACATTGATTTTAATACCCAAACCAATGAACTGATTGCTTACAAACATTCGTTTCTTCTTATTTTTGATAAAGAAGGCAATTTTCTTCGTTTCAAATACCTGCCTATAGGCTTTCTCAATATGGCAGCTACCCCCGATGGCTATGTGCTAAAATCACTTGTAGGGCAAAATAGAAACTTAGGCGACAAAAGCAACTACCGTTTGCAGTTTATAAATAAAGACCTCAAGCTCAATGCGGTAGCCCTACCCGATAAAGAGAGCAAAGCCTTTTCGGCTAAAAGTTACCTTTATAGAGTAGCCGATTTGGTAAAAATAACAGCCGAAATATCCGACACTATTTATCAATATAACCCTAAGGATAACAAATTGGCAGCAGAGTTTATTTTAGATTACGACCACAAACTGCCACGTTCGTATATTTATGGCAAAGAATTTAGTGTTTTTGAAAATGCTATACGCAACCATAATTATAACTATTGTATAGGTGATTATATCGAAACCACTCATCACAATGTGTTTTTTATTTCTAATAAAACAGGCAATATTGTAGTTTACCGCGACAAACACAGTGGCAATATGGTAGGAGGGAGTATAGCCCAAAGCAAACAAGGACTTCCTTTCTTAGCTTTCCCTGATACTTTTTATGATGATCAGCTTATCAAGTATTATTATCCAAGGGAAAATGATTACGAAGTGCTAAAAGAGATGCCATTTCTTTCTGAAGCCAACAAGAAGAAAAGCGAATCCTTCAAAAAAGGCGATAATCCCATTCTAATTTATTACACGTTGAACAAGTTCTAAAGAGATAACTAAAGAGATAAAGTAAAAACTATTAAATGGAAGGTAACAGTACCACACTCCAAAAAAGCCTTTTAAGTCTTTGTAAATAAACAACTTACAAAAAAAGCCCGTTAAAACGGAAGGTACAGGATACCGTAATTTACCGTATATATAGCGTAATTGAAAAAGCCCTTTTTTAGCCTTAAAATACCGCATACCGTAATTACCCCTCTATAACACCTCCAAAAAAGCCCCAAACCCTAATAAATACGCCCTTTTTGGGCGTTTTTTTGTGCCTTATAGCTGCCGCTACAGCCACCTTTTCAGAGGCATAAAACACCCCTAAAAGGCACCCAGCCAGCAGAGCCTCAAAACCCCTTCTAAAAAAGTTGGGTATTCAGTTGGGTACGCAGTTGGGTATGCAATTGCGTATATTTTAGCGCACGAGTTAAAGGGGCTAATTACACTATTTTGGGCATTTTGAAAGGAAATGTTACCGAGTTGGCTATATATTGCATTTGGTTATATAGTGTAAATTACTGATTTACAGTATATTTATATTATTATCCCTTAAAAAAGTGCCTTTTCTCCCCTATATATTATGTACTTTCTATCCCTTTGTACCTATAAAACTTCTGTTTTCTCTTCCTCTAATTGTTCTACACGTTGTTTTAAGAACTGTACATCAGCCTCTAAGTCAGCTATCTTTTGATACTCTGGAACTGGGTCGAGGAAGTCAAAAGAAAGGTGCATTTTGCACTCCCATATCTCTTTTACATCTTTTAATTTCACATTAATATGAGGGAAAACGCGATTATCAGACTTACAATATAGGCTTCCGTACTTCTCTATTCTATTAAGTACTCGTTTTACTATCACCCCTTCTGTACTAACTACTACATATATCCTATTGTCCGAAATATGCTCCCAATCTTCTACAAATTGCCCTACTACATAGCTGCCGCTCTGTAAGGTAGGGTACATTGATAGGCCCTCTACCTGAAATATACGAAAAGTACCATTCCTCATACCAGGCAGGTTATACATTGGGAGTTCCTTTATATATTGAGGGTCATCATACCCTTGAAGGTAGCCCGCTTGTGCCATTACAGGTACCAGAGGGATACGCTCTTCCTCTACATCTTCGTCTTTTAGTACTATCACTTTAGGCATTAGGCTGCGCCCCTCTACTTTTATAGGCGCAATAACCTCTACACGAGGTGTCTTTATTACTTCTGTAGCCCCTTCACTTTTAAGCATTTCGCCATTTCCTGTAAGCAACCATTCAGGACTTACATCGGGATATTTAAGTAAAATTTCCGCTACAGACTTAGAGGTTAAATCGCTTTCTTTTGATTTTCCAGTAAAATTACTGTACTTAAGCCCAGTTTTTCTAAAAAAATCTTGCTTGCTAATCTCTTTATTTTCAGCCAAATAAAGAACTCTATCCTTTATATTAGGTAAAATTTCCTTCATTTTATTTGGAAGTTAGGTAAAATTTATTCTATCTTTGCCCCGTTAAACGAAACAAACAAAATCAATGAGCAAAGGTAATAAAAATCCTCGAAAATTCAATCCCTTAGTGGTGGAAAAATTATCTGTAAGGTTTGGATTGTCAAAATACTACATTCGGCAATGCCTAAACAAACATCGTAACAGCGAAACGGCAGATACAATCTGCAAAGAGTACAATAACTATGAAAAACAAATTAACAGCGTATTAAATGATTAAGCTATGAGCAATCTAATTAACACCATTCAGCAAACAATGTCCAGCATTGAGATTGCCAACCTAACAGGCAAACAGCACAAACACGTTATGCGTGATATTCGTGAACTCAATCAAGGTTATGAAAAATTGTATCTGCCCAAAATTGGGCTGAAACACAGAATCAGCGATTTAGGAGGAGGAAGACAAAGAAAAGACCCCTATTTTGAACTTACACGAATGCAAACATTCGACCTCCTCACTGGGTATAGTGTGGAACTACGTATTAAGGTCAATCGTCGTTGGGAGGAGTTGGAAGCCCTTACCCGTATCAAAATGCCCCCCTCACTCAATGTCTATGGCAAAGAAGCCCTGCCTTATATAGAGTGGTTGCTACTTCACCAGTACTCAGTTACCAGCGGGCAGTATCACCGCCGCATAAAAAAGCACCCCGAGCAGTTCTACCGCACCGCTGAAGGCAAGTGGTACATCAACAGAGAGTTTGCCGAAGCCCTTTTGCAATTGCGCAACGGCTATCAGCAGCTTACCAAGGTCCAAGGACTGCCACAAGTAGTACAATTAGAATTAAAACTTTATGAAGCATAACATTATGAAAGTAGGAGACAAAGTAAGAGAAATTCCAAATGAATTTGGCTGGAAAATGAAAGAAGGAGTCGGTATAGTCCTTAAAGTCTACAACGTAGGAGAGGACACTCGTGTAGATGTAGACTTCGGAGATGGAGGAATTTACATTTATTTTATAGAGCATTTAGAAAACGTTTAAACACTATGAAAGTAGGAAACAAAGTAAGAGTATCGCCCTTTATCACTGCCGACCCCTATGGCAAAGCAGGGCAAGTAGGCAAATTAACCGATATACGCACCTATGAAGATTATACGTTAGGCATTATAACCTTTGCCAATGACAGCGTAGGGGTGTATGATATAGAATGTTTAGAACCCATAAATGAATAATACAATGAAAAAGTTATTAAAAAAACTTCTCGCACCATTGATACGAGAAGTTGTTGCAGAGGAACTTAAAGACGTTCGTTTCAACCTTAAAATTCTTTTACTTAGGGAAGCCGTACGACAGGTTTTTTCGGAAAAAGAAAGAAGGTCTCAATAACAGCACGAACAGCCTTTACATCCTCTTCATTTAGTCCTTCCTGCAATTCCTTTACACAAAGTGATTGCATTATGGGAATGAAAGGATGATTAGAATTAACGTTGTAGATATGATACAACATTACCAATAAGTCTCTAAACTCATAAGTTGAGTTCTCTAAATACTCTCCGAGTATTTCAATACTACTTTCCATATTATGTAATATTAATGTTTTAAAGCGCAAATATATGAGAAAAGTTCTGTAAGTCAATAAGATTATTTGCTATAAAGTAAGATTTGACGAATATAGATACTCAAATTAGTCAAAACTCAATTTAAAAAACTTTTAAACCCTATTTAAAATGAAAGTAAAAACCATTTACCTAATTAATGAGGATTTCCTTATCATTGGCAGAGAGATACGCACNCCAGTGAAGTACCGCGAATAACACCACATCACGTTTTTTATATTTTGATTTTATTGTTGTTTTTCCCCAAGTCAGTACGACTGTCAGCAACTGCTGGTGAAGCAAAATCACCTTGGGGAGCAATTAAAAACTAAAAAAAATATGCCATACCTCTGGTTACATAATAGGGTCGCCGTCGAAGCTGAAGAGTTAGTACCCCACTATTGGAACGTACTAAAATCTCTGCAAAGCGAGCTGGCACGCCATAAAGACAAACCTTACGGCGTGAAAAAACTCCAATCGGGTGGCAATGGGCGCAAGCTCCTTATCGACTACGACACCCTGCCTACCGACATACAGCAGGCCCTCGGTGATCCTCGCAAAGAAGGACACCTCCTTGAGCGTTACTATGCCGTGAAAGACGAAACTATCCGCTTTTATGCGGGTTGGAAACGTCAGGGCAAACCTCTCACCGATGAGGAGATAGACCGCTATGTTATCAATGCTACTACCTTGCAGGCTCTCGTAACCCTTGAGGGTGAACGCCTTGCCGTACGCCAATCGTTACACAAAAAAAGCCCTACCAAAGGGCTTGCACAAAGCCTCCTTACCGATGCTTTGAGTTTTAACGAAACCCTGCCTCCCAGCCGTAAGCACTCCCTACCCGAAAGCCTACGCCACTTTAAAAACGCTCTCAAAGCCTTTAAAAACGACGGGCTGCTTTCAGTGATTAAAGACCCTTACGGCAAGGGTAAGCAAAACGCCCGCAAGGTAGATGAGCGCGTAATCGAAGTCCTCAAAGGCTTATTCGTAGGGCAGGAGTACAAACCTACCCCCACCGATATAGCCCGCCAGTACGACTCCTTCCTTAGCGGATATATAGAAGTCTTTAATAAAGAAACTGGCGAACTGTACGCCCCCGAAGAGTTCCCCGCCCTTAGCGAAAGTACTATCAAAGCCTACCTATCGGCTTGGGAAACTAAAATCGCCACCTACAGCCTCCGCTCTGGCAACCGACAAGCCTTTATGGGGCAATTTATCCCCTACGCTCAAACCGAGTTGCCTACCAAAGCAGGCTCGCTCCTCTCTATTGACGACCGCCAACCGCCGTTTTGGTATGACAAAGGTAAACGCCTTTGGTTTTATATCGGCATAGATGTAGCCAGCCGCTGTATGACTGCCTTTGTCTACGGCAAAACCAAAGAAGGCATCATCTTAGAGTTCTACCGACAGCTGGTGCGCAACTATCACCAATGGGGTTTAAAACTCCCCTACGAGTTGGAGTGCGAAAGCTCCCTTAACAGTAGCTTTTTAAACACTTTCTTGCGCGAGGGCTATATGTTCCAAAAGGTGCGTGTAGAGGCAAACAACGCCCGCGGTAAGTATATAGAACGTATGTTTGGAAAGATGCGTAACAATAAAGAAAAATACGCAGAGGGTTGGATTGCACGCCCCTTTGCTAAGAGCGAAGCCAACCAAGCAGGCAAAGGAGCTACTAAAATTATCCCTTACAACGAACTGGTACAGGCACGCCTTGCCGATATAGAAGATTGGAACAACGAACCTCACGATGAGCACCCCGAAATGAGCCGTTGGGAGTATTTCCTTGCCAATCAACTCGAAAGCCTCCCCGAAACTAACTACCGCGCTATCCTGCCTCACATAGGCTACAGCGTTAAAACAAGTTGCAAACAAGGCTACATCAGCCTTAACCGCCAAAAAATGGCAATCGCCGAAGATAGTACCATACTCACCGGCGAGCCCCTTATTGAGAAAATGAAACAAATAGAAGGTAAAGATATAGAAGTATTTTGGCTGGACGGCAACGACGGCGAACTTATCAAAGCCATAGCCTACTGCGGAGGTCGCTATATATGTGAAGTGCAACCAATGCCAAAATTCCAACGCGCACGTGCCGAGCAAACCGAAGCCGATATGGTAGCCAAAGCCCTACAAGACGCCTATACAATGACCATTGTACGCTTTGTACAGCACCACAGCAAGCAAATAGCCGAAGTAGGCATCATCAACCGCGCACCGGCACGCCAACGCACTTTCGTTATCCCAAGCCTCAAACGCTACGAAGCCACCAACACCACAGAAGTCGAAATACTCACTGATTACGACTCCTTAGACGAAGACGACAAACAAATATTGTATAACCCCAGTACCGGTACCGAGTACACCCAATCTTGGAGAAACAAATACGCTATATGAAAATAGAAGCCCAATTCAAACAAAAAGTACGCGAGGCTATCCTTGCTGACCGCGAAAACTACGGAGGCTCCGACACCGCCTATGCCAAACGCCTCAAACTAAGTGCAGCCATTTATTCACAAATCAAAAACGGCAAAATAGACAAAGTACTATCCGACACCCAATGGCTTGTAATTGCCCACCAGCTCGGTGTACAAGTGAACGACAACGGCTGGAAAGTAGCCCGCACACAAGTCTACACCGAAATTGAAGACAACTTGCTATACTGCAAAACTTATAGCAAATCAATGATACTCGTAGACGACTGCGGTATAGGCAAAACCTTCTGCGCACGCCACATTGTAAAGCAACAGAAAAACGCTTTCTACATAGATTGCTCACAAGCCAAAACCAAACAACAATTCATTCGCTTGCTTGCCAAAACCATAGGCGTGGACGACACAGGACGTTATGTCGATGTAAAAGCCGCTATCAAAATGTGCCTCCTCTACTTAGAGCAGCCCCTTGTAGTATTAGACGAAGCCGGCGACCTCGACTACAACGCCTTCCTCGAACTCAAAGAACTATGGAACGCTACCCAAGGCGAATGCGCTTGGTATATGATGGGAGCCGACGGGCTACGCGCCAAGATAGAAAGCGGTATTGCACACAAGAAAGTAGGATACGCCGAAATATTCGACCGCTTTTTCGACATCACCACTATTGTACCCCAAGGCACCGACGACCGCAAAGCCTTCTACATACAGCTTCTGGGCGATGTAGCCACCGTAAACGCTAAACAGCAAAGCGATGTAGATAAGTTAGTGCGCAAATGCCTCAACCCAAGCGGTAAGAAAGACGCCACCGCCTCCGATATGAAACGACTACGTTATTTAGAAAACCTTATAAAACTAAGTTAAAACAATGGCACGAATAAAAGCAATATACGGCAAACAACTACTCGAAAAAACCTATAAAACATTCCCTTTTGAGGGGCAGTGGGCACAAGCCCTGGGCAACCCCGAAGTAGCAGGCTTTTGGCTCGTATACGGACGTGAAAAACAAGGAAAAACTTGGTTCTCCCTCCTCCTTGCTGAGTATCTAAGCAACTACGAAACTACCCTATACGTTAGTGCCGAACAAGGCACAGGAAAAACATTCCAAGATGCCTATACACGCGCAGGGCTCAACCCCAGCAACCGCCAACTTAAAATGATACCTTACACCGAGCTCACCGAAATAGAAAACGCACTCGGCAAACAGCGAAGTCCCAAAGTAGTCATCATTGATAACACTACCGTTTACAAAGAAGAGTTCACCGCCCCCAAGTTCCGCCAATGGATGCGCAAATACAAAAACACTCTCTTTGTCATCATCTCACACGAAGAGAAAGGCGAACCCGACCTCGCTGTAGGTCGCCTCTGTAAGAAACTCGCCGAAATCGTTATCCGAGTCGAAGGACTTGCCTGCCACGTGTCAGGGCGTTGCCCTGGCGGTACCCTCGTTATCAACGAAGAGAAAGCACAACTCTATTACGACACCAATATCACCCCTAATACCTAACACCTATGAATACAATAGCCCAACAAATCACCTATCGCCACGCCCTCGCTCGCCAATTAGGGCTCACCTACCTGCAGTACGAAAACCTCCGCTATGAGTTCTACAACGAATGGTGCACCAACCTATGCAACACGGCCAGAGGGCTGCACTTAAAGACTCTCATCACGCACGACACCCTACTCAATTGGTATGACGATCAGTGGTACAGCGAAGTGGAGAAAACCATCGAACGCCTCTACGGTAACGACATCACCCTATTCAATGCCGACGACGTCCTCCTGCTCATCACTATTTATGCCGAGAACATTCTGCAGTACTATCCCAGTATATTACTCAAGAAAATAACCGCCCGTGCGGCTCGCACCGACACTAACCGAAGATAAACCGAACACAAGATGAGAATAGAACCTAACGAAATCAGCGATTACGACTACATCAACCGCAAAATGAGAGAGCACGCACAAGAGCTGCTCAATAAAGCCAAAAAGCAAAAACGCCCCATTCGCTATCTACCTCAAGGCATTAGCGGCAATAACGTAACTTGGTGGGCAGACCTCAAACAATACGGAAAACTAATAACAAAATAACTATGAAAAATAGATTTTTAGCATACACCGAAGCCCTATCGCTCGACACCTTCCTACAAATACTCACTTTCGAGCAACGGCTTGCCACCTGCCAATACCGCGCAGGTAAAACCGACAAAGTACCCGCCTTAGTGCAGAAACTACAAGACTGGTGCAAGCAGCACCACTGGCAACCCCCCGCCTTTCGCTACGAGCCCGAAACCCTTGAACTCCTATGGCAAGACAGCACCGCCCAATGGCTACCCTTAGCCGTACACCCCCTATACCAAGCCGAAGTAAATGGAAAATAACAAAGTAATCAATTAAAAATCATATAAAAATGGCAACAAGAACCAAAAAAATCGTACAAACAGGCGTTACCAAAGAACAAATGGAAACCTCATTTTCAGACTACGCCAAGGCAGAAGCCGAAATCGCCAAAATCAATGCTACTATTGATGTAGAAGTAACCAAAATACGCGACAAGTACGCCGACAAAATCGCTAATTTGCAGCAAATCAAAGACGACAACTTCGATGTACTACAAGCCTACGCCCTCGAGAACCGCGACACCCTTTTCACCAAGAAAAAGTCTCTCGACAGCCTTCACGGCACCATCGGCTTCCGCACAGGCACGCCAAAGCTCAAAACCCTCAAAGGGTTCACTTGGGGAGCTGTTACCAACCTCCTCAAAGAGTTTCTACCTCAGTACGTACGTCTCACCGAAGAGCCTGCTAAAGATAAGCTTCTTGCTGACCGTGAAGACGAGCAAATAGCCACCCTCTTCCCAAAAGTAGGTATATCAGTCGTGCAAGACGAAACCTTCTTTGTCGAAGTCAAAAAAGAAGCCGAATAAACTTTTAGCTATCTCGGTAGCTAAAAGATGCTCCTCCGCCCTTAGTTCGGTCGCTGGCACTAAGGGGACGCCCATAGGAGATCCACTAAGGCGAGGAGCTATTTTTAAACAACGTTTAAACACCATTTAAAAATGTATTTTATAACAGAAAAAAACAGTAAAACAGGCAAAAAGTTTCAGAAGATAGACGATAAATTAAGAGCCTGCTTTGATACCCAAAAAGCATTAGCTGATAAATATGGTTTTACATCTTGGAGAGAAGCCCTTTGGAAAGTAGCAGGAGGCATATCTTCAGTGATATTTCCAGAAAATACTATCGTAGACAGCAAAATATGGAAAGAAGTCAGAAATGGTGAATATATGCCCAAACTAAATACAAAAAAAGGAAAAGCTATACAAGCTGACTTTGACCAAGCAATTACTGTTAGAAAATCCGAACTCAACGCCTGCATAGGTTGGAACGAAGGTTTTAACCAAAGCATAGGGTTTAATAGCTCTAACGACAAATACTTTGGTTTTATCATTGATGATAGTTGGACAGATATTATCATTCCTAACGATTGTACCGAAATAACAGCAACAAAGTACCGAGAACTTTTTAAAGACTAATAACAATGCCCACAATAAAACCCCACCAAATACGTATCCTCCAAACCCTTTTAGGCAAACGCTTTAAGGACAGAGAAGCCCGCCTACACTTCGTATGTAGCTTTATTGGCAGAGAGCTCCCCAGCACCAAGAACCTAACAGAAGACGAGTTTTTCGCCCTCGCCCAGCACCTTGGTTACCATTTCGAGATGCACGCCTACTTTAATATCGAAAACAAGCAACACCTAAAGCTATTATCCCTATGCCACGAACTCGGCTGGAGAGACGAAGCCAACCCCAAGTACGCCGACATCAAACGCCTTGGCAAATGGTTCTGCTCAAGCAAAAACCCCTTCAAAAAAAGTCTTCAAAACCTCACCCCCAGTGAAGTAGGCAAAGTGAACAATATTTTTGAAAAAATGCTCACCCAACGCTATGAAAGAAGTTAGAAAATTAGCCAATGAGAAAATTAGCAAATTAATTGCCTGTGCGGTTCACACCTGCCCCCACAAGCATAAAGAGCACCGCACCCTTGCCCACTACTGCACTGTAGAAGTAACCGCCTTATTTTGCAAGGACTGTGGCAAGCAATTAACAAAAGAAGAGTGGAATGTATAACCTTTTAAACACTATTTAAAATGAAAGAAACACCTACACACTATTACTGCAATTTGGTCGGTGGCATACAAACCAAGAATAAGCTGCAAGAGCAATTCTCTTGTTTTCTCAGAGAAATGGACGGTGAACTATACCAAGCAAAGGAGTTAAATAATATAAAAAAATACATCATTGAAAAAGCTAATGAACTTAATGAAGAGTACCCCCGATGCAAGCCTCTTAACATTTCCTTTACACAATACTCAGAAAAAGATAAACATCACCTATGCGGGTTTGAGTTTGACAACTTTATCCTTATGCCCGCTTACTTAATTAAACTATAAAAACAAATGAAAACAGAACAATACCCCACTTGGTTGGTTCCAATAGGAATTGCAAAGAAACTTAAAATAATAGGCTTTGATATACCTTGTGAATTTTCTCTACCTTTACATCTTTATGAGGATTTTGACATAAGGGAATTAGAGTTTGATTTTGAAAAGGATAATCATAATGATTATATAGATAGATTATCAATACCTACTTGGACACAGGTTTTCGAATGGTTTAGGAGAAAGGGATACATTATCTGTGTAATAGAGTCTACTATTGATGTTGAGGCATACTTTTATAATAAAGAATACTTTTTAACAAGTATCCACATTAATTGTAAAACCTATGAAGAAACTCGTGAAAAACTTATATTGAAAATGATAAACACTTATTAAACAAAATAAAAATGACCTACACTGTAACCATACACCGTACCCACTCCCTACTAAAGCTCACCTACCAAAAAGGTGAGCTTTGCAAAATAGAAATCAAAAGCGGAGGGCTCAACAGCCAGCAATACCAACAACTTGGAGCTATCCTACCCCCACAAGAGGAAGATATAGAACGCTACCAAGAGCAATGGAATGGCAGTGTGTCCTACCGTGAGGATGTGCCCGAACCTTTAAGTCTTTATGGAAAGTTTTTAGACGAGTGGTTTGCCTTTTACAAACACCTGTACGGCTTCCCTCCCAAGTTTACTGGTGCCGATGGAAAAGCCCTAAAGCAAATCATCAGCTATCTGCAACAAGTCTCCAATGATGTCGAAGCCCTTTCTACGTGGCAGTACCTATTGGGCAATTGGCAGAAAATGGATGCCTTTCACCAAAAGAATACCGATTTAAAATACATCAATTCACAACTCAACAAAATTCTACAAAATGCAAAACGAGGTAACAGTAGTGCAACAACAGCCTACAGCGATAATTTCAAGCGAGAAATTCTTGATGGTCTATGCCCCCGCTAATTGTATGAAATATAGCTATAAGGTGGCTACTTTGGGAGAAGCAATCAACCTACCCTCCCCCTCAATTAGTCAAATCAAACGAGAGCAAGGAGAGCCATTTTGTGAGAAGTTCATAATGTTGTGGTTGGTGTATTTAAATGAGATGCTAAACCTTAATAAGCCAATGACAGA